GGCGCGACACAAATCTTCCTGTGTCAACGCTGTGTGATAAGTTTATAGAAAGTTAGGAGAGGTCAGTACGACACCCAAAGGCGGGGGTGGAGGAACCCAGGATGCCGCACTGCCTCAAAACTATTGACCGAAGTTGTAATTAGGGTCAGAAACCGCCTGCCTAATATCTAATACGTCTTCCTCTGGAAGCTCTGACAACAACTTGGACACGTTAGAAATTAGTATCTCTGGCATTTGCTCAGAAGACATTGTTTTTGCAGCTTTCTCAAGCTGATTATCTAAAGCAATATACTTGTTAACCAGAGAAGGTCTTGATGTCAGTTTATAAAGAAAAATTGGGGATGTTAGTATTAATGCGGAGGCGGCCAGACTGCCAACGCCAGCTCCAACTAAACCACCACCAACCGCACCCAGACCTCCTATAACCCCAATACCAGCCGCAATTTCAGCAGAGCTAAGAGCCAAAGAAAAAGTCTTTCTGTTTCTTGTTTTTGACATAGTAACGACATGATTTAATAGCTTTTTAAGCTCAGGCCATCTCTCGCCAAAAATTTGTTTAGCAGAATCTGCGCCTCTTAATAAAGTTACTGCTCCAGAATCTTCAGAGAAAATGTTTCTAATTGGGTCTGCCCTGCCAGTAGTTTTTGTCTCTACCATATTGCTTTCTTTCAGATAAGAAGCTCTTACGCTCTCTCTAAACTTATTAATCTCAGAGCGTACATCCATTTTAGGCTTTGTCTTTGCCTTCATGGCGATGCTTCTTTCAGCTAAAGTCATAAGCTTTTTTGCTTTTTCTGGGTTCTTGCCAAGCAAGTCCCTGCCTATCGCCTGATAAGCCTCTTTATTGACTCCATTTTTTATAAGGTTTTCAATCCCTCTTTCATCAAGAAAGTCCAAGCCATTCTTGTACTCTTTCTGCATCCTCTGGTAAATCTTAGCCATTGAGGGGTCTACTTTCCTAATCATGCCTATAGTTGTTTTTCTTATTTCGCTATGAAGCTCTTTGAGCTGCCCTCTAGCAACTCCATTACCATAAGCTGAACCAGGAGCCATCTTTGATATTTCTTGATTTATACGCTTCTCTAAATTAATAACGTCTTCCAACCTTGATTTGGCAAATCGCCCAGTAACAGAGCCAGAAAGTTCAGAGACAAGATTATTTATTAAAGATACTGCGCCTTCATCTAAGCTAGAAGTAACAACTTGACCCTCAAATGGGACAACGAGGGTAGATTCGTATTTTTTAGAAAACTCTCTTAAATTCTTAACAATAGGCTCAACGCTTACCCAGTTTCTTGCTGATTTTAAGTTTTTAAGAGTATCTAGCTGACTACCGTAAACAGTGTGCATTGCTTTGTCAGCAGCAGACTTTAGGGTTATAAACTCTTTCCCAAGTTCTGTTTGCGTTCTTGCTACACCCTGATTTGAAAAAGAAGTAAAAGCATCTAAAACAGCATCTTTTTGTTTTGCTATATCTTCATCGTAATATTTTGAAGAAAAGATACCCATCTCTCCAAGCTCTCTACCAATTTGAGTTAGCATTGAAGCAGACTCTGTAGCTATAGGAGACAATGAGGGGCCGCCAGACCTCAACGAAAACTCTTGGGCTTGCGCTAGTGCTGCTGGGCTATCTGGCGCAGCATCCATAACATCTAAAACGGGCTTAAACTCTTTGCCCATCTCAGATAAACTAGGATTTGCTGCTCTGTATCCACGATATGCTCTTATGCCCCTACCTACGCCTAAAGTAACAGTATCAAATACAGCACCAATAGCGGCCTCTCTTGCAGCACCGCCTTCTTGAAATCCCAACTTAACTTCTCTGTCGGCTATTACGTCTTCAGCAGCTTCTCCCGCAAAAGTCCCAACTGCTCCACCAATAACTCCACCAACAACTGTTCCAACAGGGCCAAAAGCAGAACCTATGGCTGCACCAGTACCAGCACCAGCAACAGCCCCGCCAATATCAAGAAGCTCACCAATGCCTAAATCTTCTTTGCCCTTCATAAGTATTTGAAGACCAGACATAGAGACATCATTATCTCTCCCATCCGATATAGCGTTCAAATCCTCAGTAGAAAGCTCACGAACATACCTTTCTGGTATGTCTCTAGCTACTTGCAGTAAATTATCAGACATCTTATCTACCTCTAAGAATTTCTTGTCTTGCCGCTTCTAAAGCCGCTTCGTCAGTGTCTACTGGTTTTGTTTCTGAAGATGTTTCTGTTCCTAATACCTTAGCTAGTACTGAATTTCTTGCGTCATCATCATTCGGCCCTGGAGCAGCTTGAATTTGGCTTTCTCTTACTTGTTTTTGAATTTGAATCCACTCTCCAGGAGTTGCTCCAGGCTGACTAAAATAAACAGCTTGTTCCTCCAAAACACCAAGAGCTTTTTCTGTAACGGCAGCTTTATCTTTATACCATTGGATAATTGCAGGCTTATCAAATCCACTTGGAGCCGCAGTTGCTTGAAGAAGTTCAAGCTCTTTCTCGCTTAAAGCTCCCATGGTAACTTGACTAAGCTGGTCTAAAGTAAGCTGTCCAGTAATCTGTTTTAAGAAGTTTGTAGCTTGATTTAATGGTTTCAAAAAAGCCTCTAGGTCTGTAGTGGCTGCACCCTCTTCAACAAGTCTTGCGGCATCTCTAAGACTAGATAACATAGCCCTCTGAGTGCCAATTTGTTCAAACGAATTTGCAGCAATTATTCCTGACTCAGTACCAAGTCTTCTTGCTTGATAAATTTTTCTTTGCTGCTCTGTTTCCAATTCATGGCCTTCATCCAAAGAAACTCTGGCCTCTTCTCCTGTAAGAACATTTCCATTTATGTCTTTTACTATCGTGTCTCCAGATTTAGAAGCATAGTAAATAGTTCCATTAGGAAGTATTTTTTGCCCTCCAAATATCTCGTCTACTGAGCCACCTTCTTTAAGCTGCTTTAATTTAATTTCAGCCTCTTCAAGATTTATGTCGTTAAGTCTTTGCTCAAATTCAAAAGACGTTAACTCTTGGCCTATTCTTTGTTGCGCTAACAATCTATTCTGAACAGCCGACAGCTCTCTTTGTTGGGACTCAGAAATATTCTGAATATCTCTTGCCTGACTCATTGCAAAGTCTTGTTGAGCCATCAAGTCTGCTTGTTTTTGTCTGGTTGCATCAGCAGCCATAGCTCTCATTTGAGCAGATTGAGCCCCTAATCCTAGATTACCTACAGCTTGTGCAGCCTGGAGGAGACTTTGGGGGTCATTGGGGTCTACACCCTGAAGGGCTTCCTGAACCTTCTCAGACTCAGTTCTAACGTCTAGTCCCAACATTCCACCCACACCCCTACGGAGTGCTTCTTGTCTTTGGGGCATCTGCATAGATAGGGCAGATACTAGAGGAGCCTGAGTCCTAGCCAGTCCTGTAAGACCTCCAGTTAACTCTCGTCCCCTGAGTATTCCCTCACCAAGCATACGTTCTTGACGTTGAGCAGGAGTCTCAATAATGTCGCTGAATAAAGATTGTATGTTAATTGCCATTACTAGCTCCTATAAATAAACTACAGTTCCGTCACTCATTACAACACGAGTTCCTTTAGGCTCGGATTGACCCGATTTTTCAGACTTTAATAAGTCAAACAGACCTTGGTACTGCTGCTGTCTTAGGGCGTTTCTAAGCCCTTCAAATCCCAACTGGGACTCTATTGCAGATTCTGCCAAACCAGCCCCTAAACCTAGCCCAGTGGACTGTAAAGTGGATGCTAGGCGTGAAGCCTCTAGTTGTGGAGTTAACGTCCTTAAAAGCTCTTGCTGCGGGGTGTAAGCTGTAGGTATAGCCCTTAATCCCAGCTCTCCTGCTAAACCCATTCTGCCTCTAAACTCACCCAAACCCTGTAGAGTCTGTTGAGACTGTAGAGCTTGTTCAGCCCTGGCCTGTTCCATAGCAGATATAGCAGACCCAGCGCGTTGTTCCTGAATGGCTTTATTAAGTGCTAGTTGTTCAGGAGTACCTCCAAACATAGAAGTACGGACACCACCTCTACCTTGATTAAACAGCCTTTCTTCTAACTGAAGGCCAGCTCTTTCTCTTTCAGGAGCTTGCATAGCCTCTAGCCTTTGGAATATGTCAGCTTCTCTACTAGCTCTTTGAGAAGGGTCTTGAGTCAACATACCTATCAAAGCAGACTGTTCTTGCTCTCTTTCAGCAGGGTCGCCTAAAAAATCAAAAGCCTGTTGCCCAAAACCAGTTAAAGACCTTTGCAATGCGGCTTCTTCAGGGCTTAAAGCTAACTCAGTACCTGTTTGAGATATACTCGCAGCAGAAGGCTGACCATAGACGTTAGTGCCAGTAACCGTAAATGGTTTAAACTGAGACTGCCTTGATACTTCACCTAGTAAACCGCCTTCGGCAGTAGGTAACTGAGACTGACCACCAAAAAATATGTTGGCTGTTTCACGGGCCTTGTCTATGTCTTTAATGCCACGTTCGGTTAAGACACCTTGACCTATGGCTCCTATAAGTCCAGCAGTAGGACTGCCAAAAAAATCTCCAGCAGCGTCATTTAAATCTTCCATCCATTTTGGATGCCACCATTCATGAGACATTAGTAAGTACCTCCATCAATAGTGCCAGTAAATGTTCCTGACACCGTGAGGTTTGCAGCAGTTGTTGTCCCAGTAAATGTTGGGGCAGCTAGATTAGCCTTAGTAGATACGGCTGTTGCTATGTTATCAAATTCCGTGTTCACTTCGGTTCCCTTTACCACTTTGGCAGGATTTCCTGACACCAGAGAATCCTTGGCAGCAAAGTTTGTTGTCTTTGTATAGTCAGTCATTAGACAATCCTTCCAAGTAGTGCATGAATGTTAAATTGTTGAATAGCAATAGATTTGCCGTTCACAGTTGTTTCTACTCCTACGGACACGACAGCTCCAGAACCAGAAGTATTAATTTTCTGTCTGTTAATTAAACTTAATGAGCTAGAGTATTCAGCCGTAGTGTTAAATTCAGATATATTATATTGTGCTGCGTTATTAGCAGGTAAAACGTATGCTTGTTTTTTATAAGCATTTGAATAATCGTAAGCCCAGTTCAACACAACTGTGGCTTCAGAGCCATCAAAAGTAGTTAAGTTAACCTTCTTTAAAAATTTAAGAATAGAGCTATCCCCAAATGCCAGAGGATGCGAGAAGTAACTTAGTTGATACGAGCCTGTCCCGTCTGTATAGCTATCATACTCAGCAATGCCAGTTGCGTTTCCAATATAAATAGTGTCATCCACCAAATTAGTAAAACGTAATGGCGAGATACTAGACCAAGTGGTAGCTCTGTATGAACCATCTTGGAGAGGAAACCTGGTATCAAAGACATACACCGTCTGAAGGACAGGAAAATTAACAAGGACAAAAGCCTCTTTAGGCGAATAATGCAATGAAATATTGCCTGTTTCACTGGCTGTCAGATTTTTAATGTCATTGTTAACATTCTTAGAGATGTCACCAATGGGTGAGGACTTTTCTTGAATTGTTCTTGCCAGACTTCTTACGCCTGAACGGTCTAAAAAGATTAAATCCTTACCCGTAGATACAACCGCGTCCCTAGAGACACATCCTATATTTGATATGGTATCAGCTAGAGACATAGAAGCAGGAGAGTCAGCACCCTCATAAACAACTATAGAGTCTTTGCCAAAAATAACGAGAAACCCGTTATGAGCTGCCAGAGCTACAATCTCATCATATCCATTAGGCCATACCTTAGATATGTCTATAGAACCTGTAGAGCCACCACTCCAAGCATGACCGTTTAATAGGTCGCTCCAATATATAGTAGACTTATCCGTTGCAAAGTCTGCAACAAACAACCTACCAAATGCGGCTAAAACTTCATTGCCCTGTGGTGGTGTGCCTGTGGCGTGAGTATGAGAAGACATTGTTTCAACATCAGCGACAGAATTTGTATATAACAATGGCTCATGCGCTCTTTGAAAAAAGTAAGCATGGTCATTAAAGTTAATTATCTTCCAGTTATTGGCACTAATTGTATAACTGCCAGGAGTATCGTCTGTTAAAGTAGACGTACCGTAAAATATCTTGTTGTTACCAGCAGAAAATATTTTAGTGTTACCCCCTGAATCCCTATATTGATGTATAGCCTCTATTCCGTCAGAGCTTCCTAGTACAGCAGGGCCATTGGTAGATACCATATCGTAACCCTTACGCGCAGCTACTCGTCCCTCTTTGTCAATAATGCAGTTATCTGCAACTGACGCAAAGGTAGGGTCTTGTGCTAACGGGGCATCTTGGGTGTTTATACCCGCAAACCCTGGAGCCGTAATAGTTATGCTTTGTAGTTTCTGGGCCATTATCGTACCTGAAAAGTTAACTCAGAAGGGTATCTGTTAGCATCAAATGCAATAGCATCAGATAAAGCAGTAGAAGCTACAGCAAATTGTTCTGCTGCACTTTGACCGCCAGTCTCACCCCTTTCTCTTAAAGCCATAGCGTAAGCTAGTTGTATTACAGGGTTAGTAGGTACTAACAAACTATCTGAGTCAGTTGTCAAGTCAGTCTGTGGTTTAACAACATCAAACCTTAAAGCGTATGCCGCATCAGGCTTTGGATAGACTTGAACTTCTAAATCTCTATTAGCATCCGTACCCACAAATGTAAAATAATCAGGAGAGCCTGATTGTGGCGTGGTGTTGTAAGTTACGTTGTTAAAATATTCTTTACTTCTTAAATTCATGAACCTTTTAGACGTAGTGTTCATTACATCTTTAATTACAGCTAAATCACCACTGTTAGTAAGTGAGTAGGTATCTGTTCCACTTACAGTGTTAATAGTTATAGAGTCTCGCAAAGAAGTCCAGTCAAAAGAGTTTTCTACAATCTTTTTAGCGTCATTAACCAAATCACCTATAAGATGAGAATAGTCAGTACCATTAGCTGTATCTACAGTGTCTTCTCGTAATCTTCGTAGAACGCTATTAATTAAATCTAAGTATGTCATTAGAATCGTCTTCCTATAGATTGAAGCATTCCCAAAGCCTTAGCTACGTTATCTAGCTCTGTAAACTTTGGCTCAAATAACTCTCTTGAAAACATTTGTTCGGTAATTGGTGCTTGTTGAGCTAAACCAATAATCAATCCGTTTCTTCCTGTACCAGTTCCTGTACCAGTTCCTGTACTTGTTGCTGTAGTTGTTGCTGTAGTTGTTGCTGTAGTTGTAGGTGTAGTTGTACCTGTGCCAGTGCCCGTTCCTGTTCCTGTAGTTGTAGGTGTTGTTGTAGTTGTACTTGTAGGCGTACTTGTAACTGTTGGTGTAACTGTTGATGTTGGCGTTGACGTAACTGTAGGTGTAGCCGTTGTAGTAGGAGTGCTAGTTGTAGTGCTTGTTGTAGTAGGAGTGCTAGTTGTAGTGCTTGTTGGTGTAGCTGTTTGTGTAGGGCTAGATGTAGGGCCAATAGTAGGGCCAATAGTAGAGCCAATAGTAGGGCCAGTTATGTCTAATAATCCAGATAGGTCAACTGCTGTGCTTGTGGCTACACCATTTGTATCTTTTGCAGTTCCTCCATGCTCTAATTTAAATCCTTCTCCCAAGTCTAAAATACTTACAGTTTCTCCTTCTGTAAAAACTTTTCCTTCAGTGCCACTAACATCTCCTACAGAAACTTTTTCTCCACCAGGAAGTCTCTTGCCATTAATATCAAAAGGAGCGTAAACAAACTCACCTTTTTCGTATATCCATCCATAAGAAGACGCAGATTCAGAATCTTTTGCAGTGCTTGTAGTTGTTGTATTTATAGGCCCAGATGTGCTTATAGGCTCAGATGCGCCTGTAATTGTTACGCCATCAATTGTTGAAGAATCGTCTGATAGTGTAGTATTTTTTAGAGCAGAATCTGCTTCTAAAAGCTCGTTATTTAATGAGGCCGTAGATTCAGCAGTTTCATCTACAACTGTAATGCGGTCTACAAACCGACCAAGAGAATCTCCCTCTAAACTGTACGGGTTAATTGTGCTTTGGTCTACTCCAATACCAGCATTAGAAAACAAATCAGCAACCGCTGCTTGTACAGCTAACTCTTGTTCTCTTGTAGGGAAAGCAGTGTCTCCCATAATTTCTTGACGGGCTGCTATAGCTCCAGCAAGAATTTCATTAACGGTATCCTGAGTAACTTCTGTAGTTCCGAGAGCCTGATTAGCAAATGGATAATCCTCTCCTAAAATTGCCCCTCTTTCTTCTGTGCTTGGTAACTGCTGACCGCTAGAACCGTAGCCATATTTTGCTAAAGTTGAAACTACGTCTTCTTTAGTAAACTGACCACCACTTAGTTGCGGAACAATGTCTGCACTAAATCCAGACCTTTGCAAATAATCCGCCAGAGCTGCTGCTTTTTCGCTTTCGGGCAATTCGGAGCCATATAATAAATCTAGCTGACCTCTAGCCTGGTCAGCCAAGATGTTGGCTATTTCTGATTCAGAGCCTTCAGTCGTTTCTTTAGAATAAAAATCCTTAAGCTCATCCCAAAAAGCATAGTCCATATCAGAACCGCTATCTTTTTCAGATTTCCAACCCACGGCAGGATTCCAAAAGGTTTTTGTGGCTCCTGTTGTGAATTTAATTGGTTTGCCAGTGTTAAAGAATTTAATACTCATTATTTTTCTCTCGAAACACCTTTAGTTTTCTCAAAGGTTCTCATTGCGCCTAAACCCAACATGCCCATTAGAACAGGCATCATCTCACTTAGTGCTATTAACGGTATCTCTACACCCGTTTCAAATAACTCAAGAGCCATGTTTACAAAAGGTATAATTAAAAAGTTGCCAGCCATGCCCAAAGCGCATATCCAACCAATAGCAGGTCGCCAGCCAGCAACAAACATACTATTATGAGCTGCTTCAATTTTATTAACCTCAATCTGCGCCATAACCTGTTCTTGGGTATGACGTTCAGCCATCGTAGCTATTTCATGAGACAACTTTTCTTTCAAGTTTGTATCAGGAATAACCTTGTCTAGTATGGCACTAACTGGGCCTATTAACGCACTAATCATGCCGCGCCAAGCCCTATTAGAACAATGACAAGAACTACCACTGCTATGCCCACCTGCTTTTCAGTAGCAGTTTGAACCAGATTTCTTACCCACTTGCCTATTTTTTTCATAGCATTCTTCCTATTACAGTTGCAGTCGCAACAATGATTATCCAAAACACTCTTTCTCCAAACATAACAGACGGAGATATATTCTGTAACTTTTCATCCATTGTACTAATTTTATTTTCAATCAAAGTTTGACGATTAAATATAGTAGAAATCCTTTCCTCTACACGCGCTAAAGAAACAACAGCTTCTTGTAGGTCATCTATCTTGCTTTCTATTCTGTCTATTCTATTTTCCAATTAAACTTACCAAATAGAAAACAAACATAACTGTTAAAAAACAACCAAATAATACTGATATATCTATTATGGCTGCTCTAGTTTCTGCCGCTTTCTTTGCCTCCGCTATCCTTAAATTCCTTATCCTTGAACGCTCCCTTAACATATCGTGCCAAAGGTTTGCGTTACCTGTCCAATAGAATATATCCTTCAATTCTTTTTCTAGTTGTTGTGCCTTCTGTTTTTGAAGGGTAGCTTCTAGTGCTTGGCTTTCTATTGAACTACTACCTAGTAACTTGCTTATCTTACTTGTAGTCTTTGATTTTTGTTCTAAAACGCTAACTTGTTCCCTAGCGTCCCAAAACTTACTAATTGCTTTTGTTAAGTCTTGTACTTCTTTTCCTTTGTGGACAGCCTTTTTAATAAAGTTAAATGCCTGGTTAGCTGCTGCAACCGCTGCTATTATTTCTGCTGGCATTTTAATACACCTTTATTCCATCCTCATTTGGATTAATTAATATTGGCTTACAATATGTCGTTATTACTAAAGTGCTTGGACTTCCTCTACGTCTTAACTTAGCAGCAAAACTGTTACAAGTGTCAACGCTACGAAAGCACATAGCCTCAGAGCAGTTATCGTTAGCTACCTCTAGGCCACCTATGGTCATGATTAAAACGAAAACGTGAATCACTCATTCTACTCTGGCTCTACAGGCCAATCATCGTCTGCAAGATTAGGGAAGTCTGCGTGAGCCGTGATGTCCCTAAGAGCCTGTCTATAGGTAGCCATCTCGGTAGACATAGTAACGTCAGACATACCCATCCAATCCGTCTCGGCTAGTTTAGCATCTCTTGCAGACCTCACGGATGCCGCAGCGTCAGCGTCTAGTCGTGCTTGGTACGCTGCCTCATGCTCTGCCTTGGTAGTGGTTACGCCGTCCTCTGTGGTGTCGGCAAACATATCTGTTTCTATGTAAGCCTCTACCCAGTTACCGTTAGCGTCCTGCACTGCGCCGTTGCGACCTACTTGCTTGTAGGCTGCGCTTGCTTCGGGCTTGGGTGCTGCGAGTACAGGGTCAATGCCTAAGAACTCGCAAGTGTCTGCATCCCATACTCGCGGCAGTGATGTGTTGCTGTTGAGTTTGCGGATTTGTCCTTGAGTTAAGACTTCGCCGCTTGATTGCACTCTGTATTCCATAGTTGATATTCCTATGCGTATGACCATTCATTATTAAAATTATGCCTGCATCTCCACTGGATGGTAACAGCAGGGATTCCAAGCTCTTTTGAAGCATCTGTTGTAGAGCCGAACTTGCCAAAAGGACATATGACCGTTTTTGCTTTGTAATTATTACTGCCGCCAACTGCAATAGACATTTTTGCTTTAACCTCTGGACGATGCATTGGGTTGTTTTCTCCTGCCACCCAAGGCTTTGGCTTTCCTGCTTGCGCAGCACTCATTTTTTGTTTTGTCTCATCAGATAGCACTTTACCTAAATTGCCATCTCTGACGTTTTGTTTACCTTGACCAATAAAGACATTTTCTACGCAGTAAGAGCCTGTGTCTCCAATACGACACATACAGTATTTATCTGCCCCTCTTCCGCGTAAATGCCACTTACCTGACGTTTCCCATATTTTTAGCCATTCTTCAAATGTAATACAAAACTTAATATTCCGGCTCTTTGCATTGTTCTTTTGAGTATTGTACTTCTTCCTTGCGTCCTTTGTGTCAATCATAGCTATCTCCTGTTAGGTTATAGCTAGATAGTATATCATGAAATGGCAAGGAAGATATAGCTACCGCCACTGGCGTTAAGCGCAGCAGGAGCAGATGAAGTTACTGTGAATCCACTTGCTAGTGGGTCGATGTAGTCTGTAGATGTAACTTCAGCGGCTGTGGTGTTCAAGAGCAAGTATGGGTCGTTACCTGCGACTATGCCTCTTAAACTGTCCCATAAGTACCAATCGCCACTAGAGTCTGTACGCTTGATTAGGATGAATCTAGCACCTGCCGAGAATCCACAGTCTACATCTACGTTACTGCCTGTTCCTGTGTAGCTGCCTACTTTGCTTACTCCTGCTAGTGTGGCGAAGAGGTAGGCTATGTAGGTGTAACTTGCTGAGTTTGTGTCGTTATCAGTACCTACGGTAAAAACACTATTTGTTGGCGTTGTGTTGTTCCAGTAAGCAGTTACTCCTGAGTCTGCCGCAGCATCTGCGTTTAAGCGTAAACTGCCCGTATTTCCAACAACATCAGTATAGACTCTCCAAGCTCTTGCACCGCTTCTAGCTTTAACAATCATCATCTCAGGCACTACGCCCAAGTTATGCGCTTCATTATGAGCAGAACCCGAACCGCTATAGGCAACCACATCAAAACAGCCTGTGGCGCGTTTTAGCATCCACTGTATTTCGTTAGCATTAGCTGTTCCGTTGCCAACACGCGACCCATCCATAAAGTCCCACTGAATTGCGCTAATACTTCCTTCCGCATTTGTAGCATCTGAAAACATATATTTGTTTCCGGTCATGCGCGAAGAAACTTGTCTACTTCCTGTTTCATTTACTGTTCTATGTATAGAAAAGTCAGTAACAAACCCACTAACAAAACCCGGCTCTGTAGTTGTGCCTAAAGAAATAGGAGCAAAAACCTCAGTCCCAGACTCAGGAGTTTTCATTGGGCGGCGTATGGCTATGTAGATGTAGGTTGAATTAGAGGTTAAACCCGTTGCTCTCCAATTAATACCAGTTGCATTAGGAGATGAACCCCAAGGATTAGGTGAAGCTTCAGCAACAG